AAAAGGAACGCATTGAATATTCAAAGCTTACTTATTACAAAACTAAAGAAATACTCAAAAAGCTCGGTTATAATAAATACTATGAACACATCAATTTTATCAAGGATAAATTGGGAATTAAACCACCAATTATATCTCAAGAATTGGAAGAGACATTGTGTAATTTCTTCATGGAAATACAATACCCATACGCAAAACACTGCCCTGATTATCGCGTGAATTTCTTACATTACTATTATGTTCTTTATAAGTTGTTTGAATTGCTGGATGAAACACAGTATCTTCCAGAAATTCCAATGTTGAAGGATAGAGAGAAATTGATTGAACAGGACACCATTTGGAAAAAGATTTGTGAGGAGCTAGATTGGGAATTTATTGCAACTATTTGAGTTTATTTTTATAATCTAATCTATCGTCTTCTTGATTTCCTTGATTTTCTTGATTTCTTATTTCGTCTTGTTCTTCGTTTTCCACCGTGACCAAGGCTGCCAAATGAACCAGCAACATCTGAAAAACTATTTTCGCTGGTTTCAGCAGTTGTATTGTTAGTTAAATTTAAAGATTCGTCTGTGGCAGCATTAAATTGGCCAAGCAAATTTGTAGCAACTGGTCCAGAAGCAGCAGTTGTAACATTATCGTCGCTCATTATTGATTCTGAAGTAGTATTATTGCTCGGTTCATCATAATCATCTAAATCGTGCAATGAACTGTTAGTTGAAATATCTGACAAAGGGGTCGGTTGGCCTCCTCGTCTTCTACTACTTTTCTTAACGCGTCTTCTACGAGATTTTAGATTACTTCTTGTTCTAGTCATTTTCAAGTATATAATAATACAATAAAATTTAATTATCGTATTATCAGAATGGATGTTAATTTAAAGACCACCGGGGAAGCCAACAAGATTGGCACCAATGCCAAAGCCGGCGCCGGAGCGAGTGGTGACACCAATGCTAGGGACGTATGTGTCCAAAATGCTAAATGTGGCAGCAGCAGTTAAGGCAAGTAAAACAATTTCCTCAATATTTAATGAACGTTTAGGAATGGCGTATGCAGCAATGGCAACCATTAAACCTTCCACTAAATACTTAATGACTCTCTTGACAAGCTCAGCAATATCAAACATCTATATTAATAAATAAGAAAAAAAAAATATATTGTGCGATAAAAAACTTAAAATAAAAACTACTAAATAATAAAATGGTCGGTCATTCAAAAGAAAAAAAGCCTGAAAGTTCAAAGGAAACTCGTGGATTTGAGAAAAAGATGACAGAGTCTGGTTCAGTTAATCCTAAATATGTTGATGTTTTGGATGAAGACAAGCAAATTGCCGGACAAAAGTTTGTTTGCATTTCTTTTATTTCCCCTGAAAAAATTGTTAAATTGAAAGAGTTGTTCTTTTTTGAGGAATTCCTAAAGAAGTGGGAATTTTCCAAGAGTATGGAAAAGTTTATACAGTTTCTTAACTTTGTCAGTTACAAATACAAGTTATCATTTGACGAGATTCAAAAGGATTATAAGGAGTTCTTAAACGAGGAGCAAGATTTACTTGTAAAGGGTAACATGGAGGACGATTACAAGACCTTCTTGGACCAGAATGAGGAGGAGCTTGAGAATGCTTTTAATGTGAAGCACAATTTCCAAACTTCCACTCGTGGAATTAAGATTCGCGGCGCTTACCCCACTATGGAGGAGGCTGAGTTGCGATGCAAGATGTTGAGAGAAGTTGACCCTAATCACGACGTTTTTGTTGGCCCTGTGGGTATGTGGATGCCATGGGACCCCGAGGCCTACAAGACTGGGCGTGTGGAATACATGGAGGAAGAACTCAATCAATTGATGCAAGAGAAGACTAAAAATGAGAATTTTGCCAAGTCAGCTTTTGAGCAAAGAGTCAAGGAAACTAAGAAGAAGGCTATTGAGGAAAATATTAAGACTGCCGAGAAGACGGGTGCTACGTTAACTCAGAATATTGACGAGGATGGCAATTTGATTGGTGTGTCTGGAATTAACACGCAAGAGAGAAGTTTGAAGGACCAGGATTCAATTTCTGCTGCCGACATTCGCGCCGAGTTGTTTGATGGTGAAAATATTGTTGTTGGTAAGAGTGACAATGGTCAAAGCGAGCTTTTAAGCGGCCCTTTTTCCATCAAGGCAAAGGAGGATTAAAAAAAACAAACAAAAACAAGAAAAAAATAAGCAAGAAAAAATAAAAACAAGAAAAAAATAGAATAAGAAAAAATATAAAATATATTATCTATATATTTTATATAAATGGCAAAAAAAACGTCAGCAAAAAAGCGTTCAACAAAAAGAAAAAACGGGTCTAAACGTTCTAGAAAGACGGGTGGAAATCCAGAATTAATAAAAAAAAACGTTGATAATGTAGAGCAACAAATAAAGTATGTTAAAGAAAATGCTGAAGAGTTTTCAAAAATAGGAGTTAATCCAGAAGAGTTTGAAGCAATGATGCAAGAGGTTTTAAATTATATAAAACAGAATAATGGCGAGATTCCACCAGAAATGCAACAATTTGGTTTAGGGTCAGTTGATATACTTAAACAACAATTGGTTCAAATAGAAGACGCTATTCAACATGGTGGATTTTCCTTTTAAAACGCTGGTTTCTACTAATTAGCCATACAATAATAATGTTCTCCTAGAATCTTTTTATTTTTTACAATATAACTCATTTTTGTTGCAGACATTCCTTCGTGTTGTGCCGCTTTTGCAATTGTATCCCATCTACCAAGAATATTATTTGTGTTTGTTTCTCTTTTTTCTATTTTTTTCCCAGTTGATGATGTTTTTTTGTATTCATATTCTTCGCTTTTTAATGACAAACCATAATAACCTTGACCATTTCCTTCTGCTGTCCATATGGTTGTATATAGCACATATTCACAATTTTTCAAATATTGTTTGAGTCGTTGTTCATCATCTTCTAAAATCTCTTTATTTACACTTTTCTTCCATCTTTTATATTCATCAACCAGTTTTGATCGTAAAATGGTGGCACTTGGAGAAAATTTACATTCTTGAAAAATAAAAGTTTCTTCATCACAAGGTGTTGAAGATTTTTTATAAACCAATTTTTTTAATGTAACTCCTCGGTAACCATGAACTAATTGATTCTTTTCTTGTTTTTGTAATCTACATGGTTTAAACCGAGTATCTAAATAATTTTTAAGTGCATGAAAAATCTCTTTGCTTGGAGTTTTTGTCCACAACCTATATTGACCAATAATGTCCTTGCTAGAAACCTCAACGTCATCGCGGACAATACACATTTTTTCAATGTATTCGTTAAATTTTTTGGTAGTTTCATTTTCTGGCAACAACTCGTGTTGGCACATAGTTTGATTTTCTTTAATAATGATTTCTGCTTTATTTTTTTCATTTTCAATCCACTCTTTCATATGGTTTATTTCAATTGTTTGATTCTCAATTGTAATAGTATATTTTGCAAGAGTTTCTTTTAAATCTTGATTTTCTTTTTCTAATTGTTCATTCTCTTTCATAATTCGGTTAAAATTATCAATGCTGTAAGTCTTTGAGTAAATAATATCCTTTATATATTTGGTAAGCTTCTCAATAGTAAAATTTGTGCTGTCGTAAGAGATTATTTCTGTTTTAGTCTTACCATTAACTTCAATAGAACGTATTTGACGTTTAATTTTTGGATATGTTTTGATAAGATTTTCTATTTCAACCTTGTTTTGAACTCTAAAAGCTGCTACCAAAACAAAATTATAATATATTTTACGATGATTTGTTACTCTAGTTGCAAGGTCATTGGTATGTCCAAATTTAATTAAATGTTCGTTTGCATCGTTTGTATTATCAATGGTTCCAAAATAAATGCATTCTGTATTTACTGGAAAATGTGCAATAGTAGCTTGCTCAACCGCTCGTTGTTTTTCCTTTTTAAGTTTTTGTTTTTCTTTTTCTGTTGTATTTTTTATTTCCAGTATAATATTTTCTTTTTGTTCTAACTGGAGTCTAAGTTCATCTGTTTCTTCTTCAATTGTTTGTTGAAGAACTTCTTCCATCTTCATGTAGTATTCATGAATTTCTGATGCTTTTTTTGTTTGAGCTTTTAAACATAGAGACTTGAAGCATTTAATTGTAAGCATAATAATTTGCCGGTTTTGACCACCATTTTGTTTAATTTTTGTCTCATCCAAAACCGCTTTCCCTATAGGAAAAGCGGTTTTTTTATAATCAATATCAATTGTAAAATTTTTTTCTAATAATGAGATAGATTTAACTTTTTGTTGAAATCCCAACCATTTCCAAACATTATCCAAATCAACTACAAAATCCATATTCTTATCATAGTTCAAATAGCAATAAAAGCTACTTATGAACAATTGTTGTTCAAATCCTGTAAACTTCTCTTTGATTTTAATCAATAATTTATTATTGTATGTGTTTGACAGCTTTACAATAGGGTTTTTTTCAATAAGTTCAACAATATTAAGTTCTTGCATCCTTTATATTATAGTTACTTGAAATGTCTTTAAGTTGAAAATTCGCTTATTAAAATTAAAAGCGCATTTTCAGAAAGTGGTTTATTACCACTTTGTCTTTTTTACGCTAATTTTTGGACCTTGACCGCGTTTTTTGGCATTATTTGGGTCATACTTTTCATCTTCTTCGTCTGAGTTGATATCTTTACTGAGTTCCCAGAATTCTTTTGAGCCTAATTTGAAATCATTGTGTGAATCGGCTTTGTACCAGAACACTTGTTCGTGTAATCTATTGGATTTTGCATTATTATTAATCACTAAGCACTCATAATTTTCTGTGCACTGGTCCATGACCTGACAAAAGGACTCAAAAGTCGGAAACATTCCAGCATAATTCTCATAGATGCGCTTTCTATTTGCGATGTATGGTTCTCTCAAAATAAAAACATAATCTATGTTGGTTCTCAGTGTGGGAGGAATACCCAAAGGATATTGCATTGTGATGATAAGCATGATTTTCCAATGACGTCCGTTCATAAAGAGAAGACGCATCATTTTATCGCGAGTCCATGTTCCGTCGTAAAGACAATCATCAAGAATCACAAAAGCGCGCGGGTCAATTGTGCTGCGTTTGAAAGTCTCCATCTCCTTTTTAATCTGCTTTAAAACCGATTTTTGCCTCTTTAAAATATTCTCAACGATTGCAGTATTGTATTCATTGTGAATAAACAACTTTGGCACCATTTTTCCATAGAAACCGTTGCCCTCTTCTGTTCCTGCTACAACTACGCCAATTGGAATATCTTGATGATAATATAATAAATCTCTTACAAGGAAAGACTTGCCGGTGTCACGACGTCCGATTAAAACTACGACTGGACCTTTAGATTCATTCGGCTTGAAACTAATTGTTTTCATATCAAATTTCTTGAGTTCTAAAGTCATGATATTCTTGTTATTGTTAC